TGCATCTGTTGCCTTTCGGCTTCGAGCTGGCTCTTAAACTCCATTACTGGCGCTAGTGCTTCCTGCATTTGCTGGTTGGCGATTACTTCGGTTATCTGTTTAATCACACCGGCAGGGTCGGCATAGAACTTATCCAGTAAATCAGGGTCGCTTAGAATCTCACTTTGGATTTCCTGCGCCGTGGCATCCCCTGCACCTTCTTGGGGCGGTGCCTGAGTTGCTTTTACGCTTGCAATAAACTCCGTCAACTGCGCTTGCTGCTGTTGCTGCAGCTGTGTAAGCTGCTTGATTTCCTCTGTCTTGTGTGTGAAAACCGATTGCAACGACTTGTACGAGTTGGCGAAGGCTTCGGGATCTTTAAAGTTCAAACCGTGTTGTTTCATAACGGCCTCAAAGTCCGGGGTAACCGGAATCTCAGGCTCTGGTTCTTGTGGCGGTAATTCCTCCACGATATCTTGGGCGACAACTTCGCTTGGCTTGACATATTTTCCGGTCTGTTCGAGATATGCAAGGATAGGGTTTTCCGAGCTTTCAGCTGTAACGGGGGTCTCCGCTTGTAGCACTTCTTCCAAGCTTGCGTTTTCGCTTGCAACGGGTTCGGCTACGGTAGCTTCAACTGCGGTTCCTTCCTCTGCGAATAATTGGAGATCGAACTTAACCGGGAACATCATCTCTGCTTCGTGTCCTTTACACATAATGGGTTCCTCCTAGTTTTTATATCGCGGTTGGCATTGGCTGTTGCGCTTGTGCCATTGCGTTCATTTGTTTGGCATAGGCTTTTTGCTGATGCTCCATGATGTGCATATCAAAGGCCTGTGCCACTTCGGGGCTTTGCTCCTTGAGCTTCAAGTAATCAGTCGATAGCCGATACTTAATATGCTCTGCTGTATGTAAATCATGGTCGTCGAAGGGTTCCACCACTGGCGGTTTGCCCTTTTCGGCTTCCATGTTTTCGCGCTGTGCATTTTTAATAAATAAATCCTCGATATCGAAGGCATCCTCAAAAGTCCCCATGTTGAACATTTCAAGAATTTTCGAGCGCATCCGTGGGCTAGGAACTTTCGTGTCGGGTTCATTGAATAGCCCGTACTGCAAGAAGTCCTTAACCATCTGTTCGCGCTGTGCCGGTGTTCGTGTCAGTTCGTTTTCATTCTCAATCTCGATGTCGTCACTGGTGATATCCGATGCCTGCCAGTCCATCATCTGGACCACATTGTCATCGCCCACATATCTCAGTAAGCGTGGCCCTTGAGCAAACTGCTTAAGGAATCTCAGCCATTGTTCCCCGACCTGCATAACGGCCTTACGGACGCTCTCTGCGGGCAGACTCATTCGCGTGTCGTCCTGCTCCTTTAGGATATTGAGCGCGACACCCGAGCCTGTGCCAGCTGGGATATTCGAGTCTCTTGAAATCTCCGAGACCCCCGATATACGAATAAATTCTTGGATACACCACTCACGTTCACGGGAAAACTCCGTCGGTAGGTTGGCATAGTCAAGAAATTTCGGTGCTTCAAAGCCTTTACGCTTAATGACCGTCATCCCAGGTTCAAAGCCGAACTCTTCAATGTCCTCCATGTTGGCAATCGAGCCTTCCTCGACCACGAGAATCCCGACGGATGAACGGTTAAGATATTCGCTTGAACGGTTGATGACATTGTTGTATTGGCGTTGTACCGGGATAATGCGTTCAATGACGCTCTTGCCAAAGAATCTGCCGGCCGCTTTTATCGCCACCTGCTTGACAAGCGGAATCGACGGAACGCCATCCTTCCCGCATCGATAAGGAAGCTTATCTGCCTGGTAAAGAAGGACATCACCCGCCACGATCAGAAGTCTCCCCTCGGGATAATCCTTAGAGGGGTTTTCCCAGTACTCTTTTACGATCTCGTGTTTCTTCTCTTTAGCAATCCGCATCCGGGTCTGCTGAGAGTTGTAACCAAGCCCACCCACGCCGATATCGGAAGTCGAAAGCGAGAATACATTTATCTCTTTGCCCTCGACGCGCTTGCCGTATAGGGCTTCAATCTCGTCAATGTGCATTGGTTTTGCGTGGATAATAAAACGCTGATCCTTAATCCGGTCCGTAAATAGCGAATCAGGGAAAATCTCAAATGGCGATACAACGACCGTTTCGGGCTTGCCTTCAAAGATAGGCTGACCGTTCTCGTCAGTGCCGATCTTGCGCCCGCCCTCTTTGTCCCATACCTGTTTGTAGAAGGCTGTTCCGCAAAGCTCCGACCATGCATTGGCTTCGTCGATACGTTCGCTCATATTGACATCAACCGACGTGCCTCGGACAATAGCCGTACACACCTTGGCAGTATTAATATCATTGGGTTCGCTTGTTGCGGGCCTTGCTCTTAGCATTGGTTTAACCCTGCCCAGTTTGGCAAGCCTGGTATCGTAAATCGGGGCAATCTCGTTGTAGACTTCCCGGACTTCGTAGTCGTACTTCTTCGGCGCTTCTTCAATCGTCATCGTCACGCCATTAATATCAACGTGCTGGTTGCCATCCAAGAAGGCAGTATTTAAAAGCATCTGCAATTCAACCATGCGACGCTTTTTCTGGCATTCGGTAAAAGCCTTTGTCACCAACTCGACTGCTGCGGTAGACTGAACCGCGTCATCAGCTCCCTGTTCGTCGGGGTTGCCGGTGACTTTGCTGAAATAGTTGGTAAGCGAACCTCTTAAATTTTCAAACATTCATAAGTCACCACCCTTCGTGGTTATACATTGTATTTCTGCGCTATCATGTCGTTTTGTTCCTTGATATTTCGCCTCATGGCATTAACAGAGCGCACGTTTTGCGGTGCCTGTACTTCTTCATCCGCGCTTGCGAACTCAGTCACATTCTTGGCGATGATTGCCTTGATCAACGTGCGTCTTTCCCCTGCATAGAAGGTTGCCTGTAGCAAAATGCAGGCTAGAAGCATGAGGATAATCGCCATGTAGGTGTAGTCGTCCATCTTTTATGCACCGAATCCGTAAACAAAGCACCTGAACGCTGTTGTCGCTGTGATTTTTAGCGTCAAAAATGCCGTCAACGGCAAGTCGAGTGTTTCATTTCCCAGAATTGCGATAGTGAAGCCCCCGACCTCAAGCGAAATAGAGGTTGAAGAGTCGTTTTTGATTTTTAGTCCGACCATTTCCTCCGTATAGGTCTTGGTAGTTGTAGTCGAAGCACCGAAATAGTCTTTCAGCACGTTTTCCTCGACGACCTTATCGTAAAATGCCATACCGCAGGCCCCCTTTTATTTCCTGGCTACTGGTTTTTTCTTGGCGGGCGCTCGTTTCTTTGCTGCCGCCTTCTTTTTTTCTTCGAAAGTCAGTGGTTTTTTAACTTCCACCGGCTCTGAGGGCTTTTCTTCCTCAATAATCTGCTCGTAAATCTCTATAACCTCTTCAAGTGCCGCGACTTGTTCGTCAGCGGTTGGCTCGAATGGCAAAACTGCCTCTTTAGTACCTAATGCGACCTGCCCAGCCTCTACTATTTCCCTGAGACATTTCTCACAAATGATAATTCCCGTCTGTTCGCGCCCTTCGAGGTCGTGAATCGAGAATTTTGAAAGATTATGGCAAAGTACCATCTGGCAAGGTACTGGCATATTAACCGGTGTAATGAAAATCATTGGGTTTTCCCTCCTAGACAATAAAAATAGGGCGGTCTTTTGACTTTTCATCTTGCTCACAGACAAGCATTGTCAAAAACCGCCCCTATGGTCTTCCACTCGGGACAAAAATATTTAATTTTGGTTGCGGGAGAGGGATTCGAACCCTCGATGATTGACTTATGAGGCCAATGCCTTGACCTGGCTAGGCGATCCCGCTCCTATACTAGACAATATAAGGCACTTTAGGCGTTTTTGTCAAACTAGAGCTTGATATCCCGCCTATACTCCCTAACCATGACAGGAACCCCGCCCTTGATCTCAAGAGTAAGCGCTCCCCACTTCGATTCGATAATAAAATCGTTCAAGCGGGTAAAGGCATTTTCGGGTTCATCAATCATAAGGAACTGGCTGACCTCCCCTATGCGCTCAGAGATAAAACCATAGGCGTCTTCGGGCGTTTCAACCTCGGTTGACGCGACCATTTCAGTAATTGTATTCATGATACCGGTAACCATCCACTCGGGGGCCTTCGGCATAAGGGCCGTAACCGCCTCAAGTGTATCGTCGGAAATTTTCTGTGCAATTTCATCGGTAATAGGTGTTCCCATAGTCTTTACCTCCGTTTAATTAATGCCCCCACCGCTAGGCAGGGGCTTTGGTCAACTTACTTTAGATAGAAAATCAGCAAAGTCGCTGCCGATTGGTCTGTTACGCAGGTCATTACCTTTGTTGTCGGGTGTACTGTGAAGTCGGTTGTTACCGCAAGTAAAGCCTTGGTGGCAAATGCCCCGGTTGCTGTAGTTACGGCTAAAATAGCGATAACATTTGACGGATCTTCGTCGGCTAATGGGATTGTTCCACCCGCCGTTACCCCTGGCTTTACTGCAAGGCTTGTTGCTGCTGCAAGAACTGCAGCTGTAGCCGTGTTGGCTGCGCTCGCTGCGGTTTCGGCTGCTGCTGTAGCTTCTGCGACTCCCAATACTCCGTCAACGACCTGCCCTAAAACAGTTCCGACCTTGAGCTGTGAAAACAAAGGACTCTCCTGGTTTAATCTCGCTTGATTGGCTGCGCTGATTGCTTCTAATGACATTTTAAATCACCCTTTCGAATTGAATTTTATATATAATCAAACGACTAAGCGTGTAATTATCCGACGTGACGGGGGAAGGAGGCTCCCCGCCACGCCGTATGAGAAAGGAGGTAAAAGAATGAAACGGCCGTTTAGTGTCTGCGCCTGTTCTTACGCATTTTCCCCTCTTTGTGCTTTTGAATTAAGGTTTTCTCGGGTAGCGGGTCTTTGGATGCTGCCATATGATGTGAAATCAGGGCGTAGCCTGTTTCGTCGATCGTGTGATCCTCTTTGCAGTCTGCATACGTTTCCGCGTTCTTCGGGTCTTCCACCAGGTCGGGTAGATTGCTGATAAGCGTTCTGCACGTCCTAAAGACTTGGAATCTTGATATCGGTTTATGTGTAAATGGGTCAACCCCAATTGGGCGCAAGTACTCATGAATGATCGATTTTCTTAACTTCCTGTCGGTGTTAGCTGGGATAAAGCCTGTCAATCCACCCGCAGCATACATATCAATCAAATCTTTACCGGACTCATCTCTGTGATGATGGTTCCACGCATCCTTACCGGCGACGATATAATCAATCTTCTCTTTCCATGTTTCAGGTATCCCCCTGCTGTCAACTCGTGAATGAGTCATTAGGTCAACTACCTGCTCTGCCTGTTCCGTGTATAAAAGTTTTGGGTCGTCGTATTCCCTCGTGAACTCCCTGTACTTGTAAACAATTCCGTCAGGGCTAACCGTGTACCATCCCCACGAGAATGGATCAGCATATCCGTTATCGCACCCCATCCATCTATGCCAATGCTCGGGTATTTCAAACGGGTCGCATGTATGTGTAATAAAGTCGAACTCCGGGAAGGCAAGCCCACTGTATGCATCCCATCTACCACTCAAAAGGGCTTCACGTTCCGATTCGGGTAACTGCTCAAGCCTTGGGATGTAACCAGGATCAGCCGCCATCAAAAAGGTGTTCTCGTATACCAAGGACGGGATGAATAAGTAACTGCGATTATATGAGTCTGTGAATGGCACGAGGGGTTCGTGCCCGTCTATAAACCGTCCTTTAACATATTTATGCCCCTGTCTGCCTGGGTTAGTACTGCTCTTTACTTGTTTCGGGAAGCTGTTCGCTCCACGCAATCGGCTAATCATGTACTGATATGCGTCCGGGTCAAAATGAGTCAGCTCGTCGAACCTGATAATGTCGTATTCAGCTGATTGGTATTGTGATGTGTCCTCGTAGTTTTGCAGATACCCAAAATCTATGATCGATGGCCTGTCTCCCATTGGGAAAGTCATCGTATGCGAACTTGAGTTATACCGGTAAATCTCTTTGGGATAAAAGCCAATAGCCTCGCGGATTAATGACTTATCGAGTTCTCCAAATGTTCTTCTTAAAACCAATTGCTTGATACCTGGGTACTGTATTGCTTTAAGCAGCGCGTCAATTAATTGCGCTCGCGACTTTCCTCCACCTGCCCTTAAGCAGCCCCTCCGAAAAGTACTTCATCTTCGGTCGCGTCGATGAATAGTTTCTGCTTTACGGTAACATCCAAGTTAAGTTTTAGGGCCATGAGGGCATCACCACCTTTCGTAGCCCTACGGTTTTCCGTTTAGACTTTTGCGTTTTATTTATCTTCGTGCTTCACATACTGCATTGTTGCAACTGCCGCTGAACCAACTAGCCAACCAAGTTCGTCCTCAAGATTCTTTACCGTATCAACAAATGCCCGAATCAGCACTTTTCTATCAACGGTCAGCAGGTATCTGTAGGCCTCTATCCACGACGGTTCCGGCTCTTTCTTGCGAACTGGTCCGGGCGAAGCGTAGCAGATAGGAGGTGCCAGGTTCATCTGCTTCATGATCTCCTGGAGATATATCGGCATTACCGCTGCGGGTAGTTCTTTTGGCTTTTTTGCACCTCCGCTTAAACTACTCACCGTAATCAAATATTTTCTTTAACAAATCATCGACCGTTTCTCCATCCTTTGCCTCTATCTTGATTGACGTGTAGTCTTGATAATCTTCCACCCATACATATTTAGCCTCGTCCTTTTTAATAATGATTGTCGCAAATTTCCCAAAAGGGCTTACTGTCAAATCCATTATTTT